CGCAGGGCAATTTGCAACTAGGGAAGGTCTCAAGGATCTACCAACGGCAAAGGTGTTCGCATCCAAGGATGAGATTCAAGTGGAAGCGATTAGAGTGGCAGGCCTGCGACGGGATCTGGATGACGAGGAATTCAGGAACGTTACAGTAAAGGTGCGAGGAGGTGGAACCGGTCAAAGTGCCACTAGCTGGGATAACACATGGATCATCAAGGGTCTGTTTTGCGCCGCATGGGTGAAGCACGAGCACGCACAAGGACGATGGTGGATCAGGCCACAAGATTTCTTCAAGAATGGGATCTTTGCCAACACATCGGACGATAACATTTTCGGGACCAACTTGGACGTGGACCTGGATCTGTTTGCGGATTGCGCCAAGGAGGTTGGCATGACACTCACTATCGAACAAAGCAAGGACATTCGACAAGTTAGCTACCTTGGCAAACACTATCGAACACCGATGACGCTCCAGGACATTGCCCTTCTAAGAAGGTACATCGAGAGTGACCAAAACAAAGGACTGGCTACATGCCTCGAAACAGTAGACCATGCTGGTAGAAGCAGATGGTTCAGAAGTGACGGCAAGAAGTATTCAGAAGAGATCAAAGGAGTAGTCGTCCAAGACCTCAAGGCTATGTTGCTGCGGCGGACAGCAACGCGTTACTTCCAGCAAAGTACATTCAATGACAACCACCTACGCGGTCTGATTCAGAGGACAGTGGGTCACGCGCAACTGACGGCATTCGTGCCAGAAGTCTATCGCATGTTGGCGATGGAGTACTATAAGGACGCAGCCCGTTTCATCCTACACAAGCGGAACTACATGGGTATCTGCACTGGATTGGAGACGGAGGACGAATGGAACGAGGTCTCAAAATACCTTGTCTGGGAGGACGTTAAAAAGACGGGTGGTGTCTTCCCCACCATTAAGATTAGGTACGGAGGACAAAAGGGGTTCGCTCAAGATGAACAGCTCCGCGAAAGACTGAAGTGGTTGCAGATGAGGCCATTCCCAAGATACGAACAAGTCTTGAAGATTCACCTACAATGCGCAAGGAAGCCAAAGGATTACCATGAGAAACTCATGGCCAAGCTGGAGAAGGGTCTCATTAGCCCTGACCAGGGTGGCCGTGCATTGCTGCAAATCGGTAAAGACTGGCTCTCAGAACTAGATCGAAAGTTCTACAAGTGCATTCCGGCTCTAGATATGATCTACCCGGAACCAATCTTCCTGACGAGGGAACAACGCCATGAGAAGATGATGTATCTGGCACACAAACCAACAAGTCTCAGCGAGTTGGATCGATGGATAGGACAAGGCCCACAGGGAGGAGTTTGCGACACGACCACCTTCTGGTTGAGGTGTCAAGACCCGGAGTACGTCAGAGAGTTCTCAGAGCACCCACTGTACGTATACAAGAACATGAACACATTGGTGATGATCACCTATTCGCTGATGTGGTTCATCGAACGATGGATCTACGGCATCCCCTTCTGGGGTTTGTTGTATTCATTCATTATGTTCACGATGGTCGACATGGCGAAAGCATACGGACTATCGAACTTGTTATACTTCCTGCACTACCTTCGGAGTAGTCCAGTGATCAGTGGAATGGTACCAAGAGATCCCTACAGACATGCGAAGGTCTTCGCAGTGTGGAGCAATGAGTTCATACCAATGGCGGCTGGCTACATGCTACGCTTTGATCTCATTACAGGAGCAATCGCCTGGTTGGCGGAGAGATGGGCACACATCTTCCAGTCACTACAAGCAATCAAACCGACGAACGCGAACAACATATCCGGTAACCCGTGGGACACGTACGCGGTCGAATATTACTGGAAGACGCAAGCAAGCAGGCCCAAACGCTGCTTCCTCAAGGCGCCTACAGGTGTGGGGAAATCCACCTGGTTCATAGCGGCCTTGGCGAATGTTGTAAAGTATGAAACGTATGGCAAGGTTTGGCTCGTGGTGCCAAGGAAGGTGTTGAGAGACGACTGGAGCATCCCAGAAGAATTCGAACTGGAATGGCAGGTCTTGAAACAAGGAGTCGTGATGGATACCAGCAAGAGGATCTATCTCTGCACCTACAAGCATTTCATCAACAGGATAGATAGCATTGACGAAGGCGACTTCATCTGCTTTGATGAATTCCATGAGCTTGAGGGAGGCATGATCCTCGCAGAACATCGAGTTGGGGACAAGAACCCAATCATGTTTTTGTCAGCGACGCCAAGACCGGTCGAAGGTTTGGAAGAAGTAGCAACTGTGGAACCGCAAGTACCAAAGTCGAACAAGATTCATGTGACCGAATGGGATCTTGACGTCGTCAACATGTACAAGGAAGCACTCCAGCGCGCACAAGACGGAGACGAGTCCGTGTTCAAAGGTAAAGATGGACGTCCATGCACAGAAAGGACCCTGATCATCTATCCCACGCTCAAGAACATCCCTAAGATCGTAGAGGGTGTCAATTGGCTGAGGAATCAAGGGTATGACGTGCCTGAAGTCTTTGTCTTCAGTTCGGAAACACGGGACCAGTTCTCAATGTCTGAGATGAAACGTATCCTGGCTACAGGCCGATACGTCGCGGTTGCAACACAAGTAGTGGATGCCGGTTATGACTTCAAGCCCGCGCCATGGTTAGTGATAGACAGCGGTCTCCAGTTCATCAAGGACGAAGGACAGGCTGTGTTCCCAATACCATCAAGCACTCGAACAAACGCCGATCAGCGATGGGGAAGAACCGGAAGAGAAAGCCAAGACCGAGATGGAGTGGTCTACACACACAAACAAGCAGGCACAGGCAAGGAAGGCGTTAACTACCCAGAAGGAGCGATGTTCACGGAGGAGGTGATATCAAAGTTCTTCAAGGTTCCGCAACTGAAACCGGTTGAAGACCCGGATTTCCCAGAATTCCCAGTTTTCAAGGTGAATGTACCGGACCCGGCGATGAACGCATCCCTGAGGTTCGTAATGCTGGCAGCGTTCTCTGGTGTGGAGCCAAGAGAAATGAAGCGTTTCTACAACGACTTCGCTGTGCAAGGAAAGATGCTATCAGAAGACTACGAATGGCTCCATCGTATGCTGGCTACACGCCCGTCGTATCTACAGTATTGCCATTGGGATCTCGTCAACGCATTGAGAGGTAACCCACAGCTAATAACGGTCAACACGAGGAACGCGGCAGGAGCGGAGGTGTCTCACTGGCCAGAATGGTTGTACCCAATAGCTGGTGATTGGAGGCAAGGAGGCCAAAATCACATGAACATTCGAATAGGTTCGAGTACCTCAGAGGCCTATGCCTACCAAGAGATGATAGCACAACTACAGAGAGAGATCGCTGACTACAAGTCCGATCGAGTGGAGGAGAGTTTCCTGAAAGACCTGACCGCCAAAGACATCCAAGAGTTCAAGGTCTGGAAGGCAAGCAAGGCAAGTAACGGCCATCGGGCCAAACAAATCTTCAAGGCAAAGACAACCAGACTGCTGGCTACAAGCCCATATCGCAAGGTTCAAACAACAAGGTTGAACAGTGCGTCAACAACACGCGCGTAAAAGAAAGAAACCGCGCGGCACTACGTAAGGAGAAACGAGTTTCAAAACTCCTTCGAATGTGCACCGCCCCGCGCAAAGTGCTCTCGTCTCACAAGACTCCAAACGAGATTCTGGGGCTAACACACAACCGCAGAGGCCAACCTCCTCATTAAAGATTGGGTTGACTTGCAAGAATAATATGTCGCTTTAACTAGACATGCCAGCTAGACTGGATGCGCATTTGAACAAACAAACACACACGGAGGCACCACTTTGCCCCTCTCCTCTTCTAAAGAGAGAGAGTGTCGATATGGTGTGAGGGAGACGATCCACTTACGTGGCAAAGGATGGATTCCCAATAGGGTGCCTTAGTCTAAACCAAACCAGTACGGAGCAGTAGATGGTTTCCCAAAAGGGAGCTACAGCCACATATGGATGGATAGCAGGTGCATGTTCGCCCAAGCAAGGTTTAAAACCTTGCCTGCTTGAAGAGATCCACACGGAAGAATGGCGCGCTCAAAGTCATGTTCCAGAAAACACAAAAACACAAATATATCGGCGACCATCTGTCACATGGCAGGCCCCACGCAGTCAAGATACTTTAGTACTAGCACGGCGGTAACAATAAACAAGGTATGCAGAAGCAAACGTGTATTCGCCACTAACCCTGGGGACACTAAGTGACATGCTGACTGGAAAGGAAGGTCAATACCAAAGGCAAGCATTGAATGCGTAAATGTGCAAAACCACTAACCCTGGCTCATGCTATCTGGAAAGAAAGGATAACAGAAAAACATTTCGTGCTTGTGTCAAACACAGTTTCAGTCAAAATGGCTGACGTCCAGTTCCCTTGTTGGCCGCGAGAGCGAGTCCATAGATAGGCTTAGAAGACGTTAACTTTTCGGTGCTCCTGCGACTAATTCATCCGAATCTTTCGTAACTTGGGAGACATGCGTGTATCCGCGCCTCTGATCAGAGAGGTACAGAACCGTGGTTTGGGGGTTGGAATGCTGAAATGCCCACCTCACTAATTCTGCTGCAGACCCTAGGGTCGAGGTTTCGATTGGAACTTTTGCCTCACGCAGCGGCATAAACCACGTTTTTCTTTTAAATGTCCTTAGATTTCTTATGTGAATTTTCCATAAGTTTCTTTGTAATAACCGGTGTGATGAGTTTTAACGATAGCTCTTTTCTATAAAGAGTGTGCGGTCCAAAAGGCAATCCAATATACCTTGCGTCAACGGCACCCCCTGATAGAATAACTAGGCGAAATAAACGTCACATCTAGGAGAAACATTTTCATGCAG